AGTCTAACATCATAAAGGGGAGCCACAAGCTCCTCTTTGGAATTATTATGAAGCAATCCATTGGATGTATCACTTGGTTGATTATCATTTTCATATTGTTTTGTTTATGGTCGGCTTACGGAAATATCCTACGTGTGCTATGATTATAGTATATGGTTGGCAAGAAAAAGAAAGAGCGTAAACGAACAGGATCAGGTAAAAGTGATACCGGATTATTTACGTTCACAGGAGAGGACGGAAACGATTATTCTCTCACAATGAAAGAAAAGCTATTCTGTGAAAGCTACCTACAATTCAGAGGAAACGCAGTAGACGCGATAATAGAAGCAGGATACGATTGTAACTTTCCAAATAGTACGAAACCAAATAGAAAACTCGCGGCAGTAATGGGATACGAGAACTTGAGAAAACCTCATATCTATACTTATATCACTACGTTACTTGATGAGCAGGGCTTCAATGATGACAGCGCAGAGAAGCAATTGCACTTCCTCATGCAACAGGATGCAGACTTATCTACAAAAAAGGGAGCGCTTGAGCTATATTTCAAGCTAAAGGGTAAATTTGCACCGACAAAGATAGAGGTATCAGGTATAAAAACAATGACAGACGATGAACTGTTAGCCGCATCAGGCATTACTACCCAAGATGTCACTAACACCGAAACAGAGATCAGCAGTTGAGGAGCTTGCAAGGCGCAGACTCTTTGAGAAATATAGATACTACGTCCCGAACGGCAAGGTTGAGCAGTTTATCAACCTCGTAGGTGACAATAATACTTTCATAAATCTGTTTAGCGCGGCCAACGGTGTTGGAAAGACAGCCGCAGGGGTCAACATACTGGCTCATTTTATGTACCCGATAGGCAATCCCTACTTCAAACACCCCTTTTTCACTCATTTTCCCTTTCCAAAGTCCGGACGCATCATCTGTCCACACACCACTGTGGAGGCTACAACGATCCCAGCGATCAAAGAATGGTTCCCACAAGATAGATATTCAAGCGAGAAGCGTGGAAAGAACTACGACTATCATTGGATAACGGACACAGGGTATGACTTTGATATCATGACCACAGACCAAGACCCAAAAGAGTTTGAGTCAGCGACTCTAGGTTGGGCGTGGTTTGATGAGCCATGTTCAGAGGCTATCTATAAGGCTACTGTCGCACGTATGCGTAAGGGTGGGATCATCATATTCACCGCTACACCACTCACCGGATCAGCGTGGATATACGATCAGATATTCACCAATCCACAGCAAGGACAGCGTGACTACATAGAGGCAGACGTTGAGGCTAACTGTAGACAACACGGAGTCAGAGGCATACTTGAGCATGAGAACATTGAAAAGATGGTGACTGAATACTCAGATGAGGACAAACAGGCTCGTATATTCGGTAAATTCCAGCACTTGACCGGACTTGTCTATAAGAAATTCAACCGTAAGATCCACGTTATCAAGCCGTTCAAGGTAACACTCAATGATTTTATCGTAGTCCAGAGGTACGACTGTCACCCTCGCAATCCGGACGCGGTAGGTTGGTATGCGATAGATCGCAAGGGTAGGATGTTCGTTATTGATGAGATCTATGAGAACTGTCCGATAGATGAACTAGCCTACAGGATCAAGAACAAAGATAGCAATTACCGTGTAGTAGACTGGCGCATTGATCCCTCAGCGTTCATCGTAGACCAGCACACCTCAACCTCAGTGGCTAAAAAGATGGAGGAGTTTGGCCTCACCTACCTACCAGCTACCAAAGATAGGACTCAGGCTATCATCGCCACACGAGACATGATTGACTACGAGATCAACAACGGCGTGTATACCAAAGAGCCTATGATCTACTTCTTTGATACGTGCATCCGGCATATCTATGAGGCAGAACACTGGCAGTATAATGAGTACACAGGCAAGGCGGCAGATAGACACGGACAGAGTGAGCGGCCACAGGATAAGGACGATCACATGATGGAGAACTTGGGACGTGCGTGTTTGGATAAGATGGCGTTCATAGAACCACCAAGGGTATATGGACTACAGCAACGGAGCGTGGGAAGTATGCCGGTATTAGATCCATACTCATAGATTATGTAAAAGGCAAAACCTCGCGTTTCGGGTGCCTTTTGAGGCTAGACGCGAAAAACCGTACTATATGACTAAAAATGTACAAGGCTCTATAATGACACACAGCACCTCTCAAAAAGATGAGATGATCGTTTGTACCTCTCATGTTGAGCGTATGTTGAGTGATAGAGAAAAAAGATCAGTCAGTGATTTTCTCATGGATATAGTAGCGGCACTTGAGAGACACGATCCACTCACTCATGTATCAACTCAGGGATGGAGAGCAGAAGCAAACCAGGTTGTATTTGTAGAGGACTTTCACCATGACACAGCTAACTAACGATCAACGCAAGGTACTCGCGTCACAAAAGATGAACATGGAAGTGTCACCCTTTGAGGCGCAGATAATCAGTGAGTTACGCAAGGTGGCTCACGGTAGGTTCATCATCCAGATGCTTGATGGTATCCCTATGCGGTTCATCACAGAGCAGAGTTTCATGGTCTTTGAGGAAACAGCGTCAGAGGATGTATTGAGCAAGATAACCAAATAGTATAAACTGGTGGTAGATCCCACGGTTGGAGCCGAGAGCAAAGGCTATGGGGTTTCGCCGTTGTAGCTCAGTGGTAGAGCAATTGTTTTGTAAACAATCGGTCAGAGGTTCAAATCCTCTCAATGGCTCACCGCAAAGCAGAAAGGTTGGTATGAAGCGAATAGACGATGATACATGGGCTAAGGCTCAGACATACGAAAAGAACTGGTGGAAAACGTGCCACAATACAATGATTGAGGATCTCAAGCAACTGTCGCTCACCAAGCGCATAGGGTTGGATCTCATACAGGCAGACTCACTTTGGATTGATTGTCACCAGAAACGTATCATTGATATCGGTGGAGGCGTTACCTCACTACTTCTCAAGTGCTTCAACTTCAAACAGGCAGTCGTCGTAGATCCTATCTTGATGCCGGAGTGGGTAGAGATGCGATACAAAGCGGCAAACATAGAGGTGATCCATAAGAAAGCAGAGGATATCCAAGAGGAGTACGAGTATCAAGAACCGTTTGATGAAGCATGGATATACAACTGTCTACAGCACACACAGGATCCGGAAAAGATATTGAGAGGCGCACAGCACATAGCAAAGATGATCCGTATTCACGAATGGATTGATGTTGATGGGAATGAGGGACACCCACAGAAGCTCACAGCCAAGGAACTCAACGATATCCTTGGTGGGTTTGGAGAGGTTGGGATGCTAATGGAGCGGTTCAATTCCGGTAAAGTCTATGCAGGGAAATTCCAGTCACCAGTCTTTGCAGTAGGAGGAGATAAAGTATGAAGCAATACACATTTCACCTATTGGGACTATCCCACGTACCACAGTCAGAGGACTACAACTCGTGCGCTTTCAGCCAAAAGATGATAAAGCTCTCACGGATGCTGTTGGATATGGGACACCTTGTCTACTTCTATGGAGCAGAGGGATCAACCGTACCATGCACAGAGCATATCGTTACTCATTCCATAGCAGATATCTCAGAAGCATGGGGAGTGGGAGACACACGGTTTGCTATTGGGTATGATTGGAAGTCACGAGAGGGCTTCAAGTTTGATATCAAGACACCAGAGCAGATCAAGTTGACTCAGAAGTTTTGGGGAAGCTGTATCAATGGAATACAGGAGAGGATCAAGGACGATCACTATATCCTCACTCAAGGACTCATACACAAGCGGATATCAGATCAATTCCCGTCAAACATACTCAAGTGCGAGTCCGGAGTCGGGTATCGTGCAGTCAGTGAGAAATTCAAGGCGTTTGAGTCATCCTACATCATGAACTATATCTACGGAGCAGAGGCACAAAAGGATGGTTCAGGTGTAGCCAACGTCACAGAGGGTCACTTCTACGATAGGGTGATACCTAATTATTTCAATCCGGATCACTACCACTACCAAGAGAAAAAGGAAAACTACTTTTTATACTTGGGTAGACTCACACCACTCAAAGGGATCTATATTGCTATGCGACTTGCAGAGACAATGGGCTTCAAGCTACTACTTGCAGGTCAGGGATCGCTTGAGTACAACCATGCAAAGAACGTGGAGTACGTGGGATATGCAGATATCAAGACTCGTGAGAAACTCATGCAGAACGCCAAGGCAGTATTCTATCCAACACTCTATCTTGAGCCGTTTGGTGGAGTAGTCGTAGAGGCAGGGCTATGTGGGACACCAGTCATAACCACGAACTTTGGTGCGTTTCCGGAACTCGTAGAACAAGGAGTCACTGGCTATCGGTGTGATATGTTCAAGGACTTCAAGAAAGCAGTTGAGGATATAGATAAGATCAAGCCTATGGATTGTCGGAAACACGCCGAACCATATCTCATGCAGAACGTGGCACCGCTCTATTCCAAATGGTTTAATGACTTGCAGGAACTATACGAGGGAGTGCGCGATGGTCGTGGGGATGTGTGGTACAACATATAGTTGATTGTCTTTTTTCTTTTGATGGTTCATAATTATAGTATATGGAGCCAACAACTATGGACATGATGAAACCGTCACTCTATGTGACCGAAAAAGAACTTCCAGAGATCAAACAATGGAAAATTGGCGAGGACTACGAAATAGTTGTCAAGGTAAAGATGACCAACTTGCACCTATCAGAGGGTGCCGCTTCCGCTACTCTTGTCATTGATGAGATGACTATACCATCAGAGGAAAAAGACGATATCAAAGAAATGACAGACAAAGAGTTTATGGGTTATTCAGCCAAAGCAAAACAGAAAGGTTCGTTATGAAATTGTCCATCCTGTTCGTAGGTGAATACAAAGAATATCCATACATGGTGCAGGTATTTCACTCAGAGCTTGATAATCAATACGCGTTCCAATACCTCATACACAAAGATGGTGAGGGTTTTTTTCAAGGACACAATATCATTCACTCAGATATAGAGGGTGCGGCGCTCTCACAAGAGCAAGTCGTCCAAGGTACCGTCCTCATGAAAGATATGGCGATGGCTACGATTGAGACACTACTCAAAAAGAAAGATCCAACCTACGTGGTAGAGAACGAACGACTAGGACAGGATGTACTTGATGTTATGCAATCCATGAAAGAGAACGAGGAAAAACTGAAACCAAAGGTAAACTAAACTATGGCAAAGAAATCCAAGGAGCCAGTAACAGAGGAAATAACCAGTGTCAAAGGTGAGACGTTTGATAGTCTTATCAAACAGGTTGACGTGGAGTATAACCTTGCATGGCAACACCAGATCCCTAAGATACAGGTAGCATTGTCACGCCTCAAGCTCTATAACAACCAGAAAAAAGATGTCAATGCGGTTGGTGATCCCCTCTTATTCACGGTATTGCAGACTATCTTGGCTTCCCTATACGATGATAAGTTGGGTGTGGAGTTTACCGGACGTGAGGAGGGTGACGCAGAAACAGGCGAGAACCTCACAGCGCTTGCAGACTTTGACTACGACAAGATGCAGAAAGACAAACTTGACTACGATTGGTTGTGGGATACGTGTTTCTTTGGACATAGCTTGGTAAAGATGGCAGAGTTTGATCGTGACCCAGAGTTTATGTGTCCTATCCCAGAACTCATGGATCCTATGACGTTCCTACGAGATCCAAAGGCTATCACTGTCAATGGAGATATCCGAGGACGTGGAGCTATGCGGTTCGGTGGACGTGAGATATGGGTACCACGGAGATCCTTATCAGAGGCAAAGGGATACTTTGATATAAAGGATATCAAGTCCGCAGATACAGAAGTAAAGGAACTCGTCAAACAAGCGAAAGAAGCACGAGACGCGGCGCAAGGTCTTGGATCAGAAACCAAGACAGATAAGATATTCGGAGACAATGAGGCTATCAGCGCACTTGAGTGGTATACATGGTGGAGAGGTAAGAGAGTTATGGTTACTCTTGCCAATGATCGCAAGACTGTAATCAAATTCAAGGAACTCAAAAAGTATTTCCCTATCGTTGATCGTCAACTCTATCCAACGTCACACGATTGGGATGGTGTCAGTATCCCAGATATCATAGAGGACAAACAACGCCAGAGGTCAGTCGCTATCAATCTCACATTACAGGCGATGAAAGCAGATCTTTACCCGATGTACATATACGATGAGTCACGGATCAAGAACAAGTCAGATCTACTTGAGTTTCAATTCAATAAATTTGTAGGAGTCAAAGGTGATGGTGATATCCGTGGAGCAGTACAGCCAATGAACAAAGCCACCCCACGTATGGACTTGGTAGACTTCATCCTCAATACGCTTGATAGCTCAGCACAACGAGCAACAGCTACCCCAGAGATGCAACAGGGTCAGGTATCAGACTCTAAAAGAACGCTTGGTGAACTCAATCTTGTCGCTCAAAAGGTAGACACACGATACTCACTCACAGCAAAAGTGTTTGGTTGGAGCGAACAGGACTTTTGGCAACAGTGGTATATGCACTATAAAGAGAACTTCAAGTCCGGAATAGATGAAAAGATGATCCGGATCGTTGGCGCTATGGGTACGAAATGGCGCGGACTCACACGAGAGAACATAATCGGAGTACAGGATCCAGATATCAAGATTGAAAGTAGAGTCGTCACCGAGAACCGAAAGCTCAAGGAGCGTGTAATGCTCACAGCCTACGGCAATATGATCGGTCAGGATCCATCAGCAAACAAGCGTGAGTTTATGAAAAAGCTAGGGAAGCTCAATGGACTATCCAAAGACGAGATCAACTCTATCTATCCACCTACCTATGATGAACTCTTGGCAGAGGATGAGAACGAGAAGCTCAATGAGGACAAACTCGTCATACCAAATCCAGATGATAACGACCAGATCCACTTGACCATGCACAATAAAGCAAAAGATGGACGAGCCAAGACAGCACACGTTGAGGCACACAAAGCCAGTATGCTTATCAAACGACAGCAACCGGAACTATTCAGTCCGGAGTCCAAGATGCTCAATCCGAACCCAGCAGAACCAGTACCAACGCAACCAATGAGTAGTGCGGCAAACCTCTCGCCAAGTCTTACCGCATGATATGACAGAGAAAAAGGAACCGACAATACATTTTGACTCTAAAGCGGATGCAGAAGCCGCGATAGCAGAGTTTAACACGCTCAAGAACCATCCGGCATGGAATAGGTTGGAACGCTTCTTGGATGAGAAATTGGCATACTTCGCAAGTGAACTCAGAGCAGGAAAGCTAGACAACATGGACGCGCTCTATCGGCTACGAGATAAGATGAACCTCACCGAACAATTCCGCAATACACCCGATATCATCATCACGATGATAGGTATGTCACAAGGAACGAACGTAGAATTAGACCCATACGGCAAGCCAGAGGATGAGACATTGACAAGGTAAATCAATGGTTATAATATAAGATTATATGTCAGACACAACACCCCCACCCGTAACACCAGAACCACCAGTCATACCGCCAGTTACTCCACCTGTTACCCCAGAGCCACCAGTTGTCCCACCCGTAGTTGAGACACCAGCAGAACCATCAGTCCGAGAGAAAACACCAGAGGTCAAGATCAATACCGATGAGGTTGATATGCTTGATCCAATCAAAGCAAAAGACTTTATCTCAAAGACCGTATCCGATGCTATCAATCCAGTCAACCAAACAGTCTATAAGCAACAGATTGAAAAAGAGGTAGCAGATGTCCTCAATGCAAATCCGGAATACAAACCCTACGAGAAAACAATCAGAGCGTTCGTCAATCATCCAAATCGCGCCGGACTTATCAAGAACGGTTTACCTATCGCTACCGTTGCTCTTGAGGCAGTCGCACCATTCCTACAGAAAATAGGAGCAGAGAAAGAACGCAAAGCACGAGAAGCCGCAGACGCTACACGCGATGCAGGTGGTTCACGCCGTCCTAACAATGCAGGTTCAACGACACCGGACTTCGCAAACATGACACCGGCACAGATCCAAGAAGTAAACGAGCAAGTGAAATCAGGACGTTATCAGGGATAATGCTTGACAAGCTATTATTTTATAGCTCATACTATATGTAGTATCGCTTGGCGGACAAACCGAAAGCACCTTTTAGAGGGTGCTTTTTTTTGTGTGCAAGAGATCATATTACAAACAATTTGAAAAGGAGCGTTATATGGCAGATGTAACCACAAACACAACGAACGTGCCACCGGCACCATCAACAAGTCCTTATGCGGACTACTATGATCGCACATTGTTAGTCCGAGCAGTCGGATCATTCGTCCACACTCGTTGGGCGCAGGTGCGAGATATCCCACGGAACGCAGGGCAGATTATTAAATTCCGCCGATATGGGAATTTAGTAGCCGCTACCACAGCTTTGACAGAGGGTGTGACACCAGTTGGTTCAGCACTTTCCATCTCAGATGTGATCGCAACACCGTTACAGTACGGGGATTATGTGACTCTGACTGACAAACTGTTATTCACCACACTTGATCCTATCTTGACTGAAACAGCCGAGATCCTTGGAGATCAAGCAGGAGAAACCCTCGATCAGTTGACACGCGATGTCATGGTTGCAGGCACAGTGGTTCAATATGCTTCTACCGCTACAGCGACAGGAGATATCACAGCCAGCATGAAAATCAGCGAGACAGAGGTTCAAGAAGCCGTCATGACTCTACAGATCGCAAACTGTAAGCCAATCAAACGGATGATTGATCCAGCGAACGCATATAACACAACACCTCTTGGTGCTTGCTATATCGGTATCGCTCATCCAAAAACACTTCGCGATCTCAAGAACGCGACAGGATGGACACCAGTACAGAAATATCCAAGTCAATCGGATGTCATGGACGGTGAAAAAGGTGCCATTGACGATGTACGGTTCATCGTAAGTACAAACGCCAAATATCTTGGTACAGTAGGATCTAGCTCAGCGCCAGTCTACGCAACCATCATATTCGGTGCAGACTACTACGGTATTACACGGGTGTCAGGTGAAGCGATGAAAAACATCGTCAAACCACTTGGATCAGCCGGAACCGCAGATCCGCTTGAGCAAAGAGCGACCTCAGGTTGGAAAGCAACATTCGTTGCAGTCCGCTTGCAGGAAAACAACTGTGTCCGCATTGAACACGGAGTCACAGCCTAAGTATAAAAACATTGTCCAAAGGAGTACACTATGGCAGAACAAATAAATCCGACGACAGCACAACACAACAAAGCGTTGGAGAACGTGCTTGATAGCTTATTGGCTGATATCACGACACTTCGCACAGCGTTCAACACCGCTATGACGAAACTCAACGCCGATACAGCAGTTGGTGATAGTAACTATGCTGCAGATACCGCACTTGTGACTACCACATAAGTAGACACTTCGTAACACCTAAAGGGGATAGTTGGCAGGCTATCCCCTTTTTTGTGGTTATCACGCTCTATATCTATCATTACAGTATATGGTTATAGTATATGATTGATATATTGACAGGGATTATTCTATAGATCTATACTGGAATAAGTAATGCTTGGCGGAAAAACCGAAAGCCCACTGTAACAGGTGGGTTTTCTTTTTGTATACGGAGGTATATATGACAACAGGTAAACCAATCGCAGGAACAGAAGCGGCAAAGACAGAACCAGTTATGACAACAGAGCCAGTCCAAACTGATCCAAACGTGGCTAAGATGATGGAAAAGATGGAAGCGATGGAGAAACGACTTGAGGATCGCGAACTCGCTCTCATTGAAAAGGAAAAAGAACTTGATAAAAAGATTGAGGCTACACGCTTTCTCAAGCCCATGAGTGAGGAACGCCGACAAGAGGTAGAGGAAATTCACCAAAGCAAATCCGAGATCATGAAGCGACAGCTTGAGAAACAGCCAAAGGTTCGTATGTTCGTACCGCTTCAAGGTATGGAAAAAGCAGGGACAGTCCATCCAGTTGTCATGAACGGATACCGACTCAACGTGCCAAAGGGTGTGTATGTTGACCTACCACAACAGGTAGCAGATCTACTCAAAAATAGTTTCCAACAGACCGAGGCGGCAGGTGCGGCTTTCCGGTTGGATCTATCAAATAAAGAGAAACAAGAAGCTCTCGCAGGGTAATAGTTTCTTGCAATAGTTTTCCGGAAGCGTCATAATTATAGTATATGACAGGTTCCAACTTTGCTTCTCTTACCAGAGAGTACACTCGTACCAATTCAACGACTCTTACCGATGCTACGATTGTCCTATTGGGTAACATGGTAAAGGATGACTTTGCCAAGGAGATCGTCAAAGCGGACGAGAACTTCTTTGGCTTCTATGCGCTCAGAAATCTTATTGCTTCAACGACAGATATAACCTCACGGGAATACAATCTACCCGACTACATACTCAAACTGAAACGTGTTGAGGCGGCTCTTGATGGCGTACACTGGCAGACTCTTGGTGAACTTGATCTCAACCGAATACAACGACCAACAGACGAGTCTACAGTCCAAAGCATATTCACAAACGAACAGGGTATGTGTAAATACATGATATTCCGTAGATCCCTATGGCTCTATTCAGGTTCAATCACAGCCGGAACCGACACCATGAAGCTATGGGGAATTATGTATCCGGCAGATATAACGTCCTCAACGCTTGCCGATGCAACGAATGATCTTGTCAAAGACCCCACAACGACCACAGTACAACTACCACGACAATTCCATGAACTATGGGCGCGCAAAGTCTCTATGGTATGGAAGCAGACACGAGAGAAACCACTACCACTCAACGAACGTGAACTCAAATTTGATGTAGACTTTGCAAACGCGATAGACGCTATCACCAATCCAAATCTTGACCGTTCATCCGTAGCAAGTCTACCGAGTGACAGTCACTTGCAATAACATGACATGGACAATTCAAGGAAAACAAACAGGAACGTGGACGAATAAGGTCAGAGATCAACTCTTGGCTAGTTTTCTTTTGACAGAGGATGGTTTTAGATTGCTACAACAGGATAGTTATAAAATCGTCATTGATTATGGTTGGGATACAATGGGTAGAAGTGAAGTAGACTTTAGCAAAGTAGCACGTACCGAGGGATAATATGGCAGATAAGAAAATTACAGAGCTAAACGAGGCGACAACTATTTCAAATAGTGATCTCGTGCCAGTGGTAACAAACCCAGCAACTACCGCAGAGACAAAAAAGATAACGCTTCTCAACATGAAAGCTACCCTAAAAGGTGATACAGGCGTAAAGGGAGATACCGGATCTCAGGGAATAAAGGGAGATACAGGGTATAAAGGTGACACAGGTATTGGTCAAAAGGGCGACACCGGTACTTTCCTAGCCAAAGGCGACACAGGTGCCAAGGGTGATACAGGCACTCAAGGATTAAAAGGAGATACCGGAGTCAAAGGAGACACAGGTATCCAAGGAATAAAGGGTGATACAGGTTCAACTGGTGCAACAGGAGCTAAGGGTGACACAGGAAAAGGCGACACAGGAGCGTCCGGAGTAAAGGGAGATACGGGATCAAATGGATCAGCAGGAACCAAAGGCGATACAGGAGCAGGAACCAAAGGGGATACAGGAACATCAGGATTGAAAGGCGACACCGGTTCCAAGGGGGATACGGGAAAAGGAGATACAGGAGCCACTGGTGCGGCAGGATCAGGTGTAAATTGGATGGGTGCTTGGAGTGGAGCTACTACCTATTCAGCAGATGATGGCGTTTCCTACAATAATTCATCGTACATATCAAAGCAAAATACAAACCTAAATCATCTACCTACCGATACAGCTTGGTGGGATGTATGGGTGTCTCAAGGTGTAAAGGGCGACACAGGAACCAAAGGTGACACCGGTGCAGGCACAAAGGGTGATACCGGAGCGGCTTCAACCGTCAAAGGCGATACGGGCACCAAGGGTGACACTGGTACAAAGGGAGATACTGGATCAGCAGGTGGATCAGGTGCCAAGGGAGATACCGGCACAGCAGGGGCTAAAGGCGACACAGGAACCAAAGGAGATACTGGTACCGCAGGTTCAAATGGTGCGAAAGGTGATACGGGTACTGCCGGATCTAACGGAGCAAAGGGAGATACTGGTACTAAAGGTGATACCGGAGCCGGAACCACAGGAGCCAAAGGGGACACAGGGACAGCCGGTGCCAAGGGTGACACTGGAACCGCAGGGACAAAGGGAGACACTGGATCAGGTGGAGCATTGACCGCCGCACCATCGTCAGATCATACAGCCTCAGGAATTACGATTGCACTCACAGCCGCGGCCACTATGAACTTTGGAGATGTAGGGTATATCGCTTCTACGGGTAAAGTCGCACTCATTGATGCCGATGCTATAGCTTCCATGTCGGGTATTGTCATGTGTTCAGACGCAAGTATAGCTACAGATGCTTCCGGAAATTTCCTCGTACTTGGTATAGCTCGTGATGACACATGGGCATGGACAGTTGGTGGTCTGATCTATGGAACCGTAACAGGAACCACAGGGAATACGCTATCTCAGACACAACCAACCGGTACAGATGATGTCATACAAATTTTGGGAGTGGCTACCCACGCCGATAGGATGCTATTCAATCCTCAATTGGTGCAGGTAGAACATACATAATATGGCCGCTCTACCAGTACAAACCTCAACTACTCTCGCTTCGGCAGATCAGAACCAAGTTATTACCCTATCCGCAACGACCAAGGGAAATATCGTTATTGTTATTGCTAAGATTGGAGGATCCGGTCTAAACCTAAATACAGTGACAGATGACAAAGGGAATACCTATGTCGTAAAAGACTATCAATCGTTTCAGGCAGGATCGTCACGATTATATCTTGCGTATGGTGTTCAATTGGTAGGAGGAGCTACACAAGTCACTCTTTCATGGGATGCAGGAAACATTACAAAACGTGTTGGAGCAAGTGAATTTAGCGGAGTATTATCGTCAAATCGTTGTTTTGATGCGTACAACAAAGGAACAGGTACAGGAACGAGTCCGTCGTCCGCTTCATTTTCACCAGCCGCAAATGGTGAACTTATTATTGGAAATCTTGCCACTGTAACCGCTCAAACATGGACAGCAGGATCAGGTTTTACACTCTATCATGGTTCAAATCCTCTTACTACCCGACATGAATACAAGTTATCAGGAAGTACAACAGAAACGACACCAGCTTCTCTTGGAGCAAGTGATGAGTGGGCAGTCGTTGGATCATCCTATAAACTATCAACCATAAATAAATCCTTAGCACTTGCAAAGTCAGTAAATAAAAAGATAATGGGTCTTACTCAGGACAACGTAAAGAACATATTGAGTCTTGCATACTAACATACTATAATCAAATAGTATGACATGGAAAGACGATCAAGAATTTGAGAAAAACTGGTGGTCAAATTGCGCCAATACTTACGGTGAGGAGACAAAGCAACTCACATACGCTAAAAAGATGGGACTCGTTGCAGAATGGGACTACGGACACTTCCCTACCTATCACCTCAAAGATATATCTGTGCTTGATGTAGGTGGTGGCCCGACTTCAATGTTACTGAAATGTAAAGGAGCTAAAGAACGAGTAGTAGTAGATCCATGTGACTACCCTAAATGGGTAGAAAATCGCTATGAGTACATGGACATAGACTACTATCAGGCTCCGGCAGAGCAGTTATTCAATGTTATTGATAAAAATATGAATATATTTGATGAGGTGTGGTGCTACAACGTCCTACAACACACCATAGATCCGGAACAGATTATAAATAACATGAGGTCAGTCTCAAAGATCATACGCTTATTTGAGTGGATTGATGAACCTATATCTATCGGACATCCTCAGCTACTTACAGAGGAGCGACTCAATAAAGCACTCGGAGGTATAGGAAAGGTAGAACAACTCAATGAAAATGGCTGTGTAGGTAAATCGTACTACGGTATTTTCCCTACCCCTTTATATAAACCGTGAACTATGGTATATTCAAAGGATGAAAGAAAATAGTGGTAGGTTCAAAAAAGGAATGACGAGTTGGATAAAAGGTAAAAAAATAGATAGGTCATTGTATCCAAATTTCGGTCATATAAATCCGCATAGTGAGGAAACAAAAGAGAAAATGCGACTGAAAAAAATAGGTAAGCATAGCTCAATAAAAACAGAGTTTAAGGAAAAAATAGGATTTATTAGTTATAGTGCATTACACGCTTGGGTTTATAGAAAACTTGGAAAAGCGAAAAAATGCAGTAATGGACACATCGCAAATATATATTATTGGGCTAATATAAGTGGAGAGTACAAACGTGATGTATCTGATTGGCATGAACTTTGTCCTACTTGTAATAAAACAGATGGAATAAAAATAAATCAAAGATTTTATGTATAGGTTCCACCTACTCTCACTCGTACACCTACCTCAATCCAAAACATACCTCTCATGCGCGTTCACACAAAAGAACCGTAAACTCGCAAAGATGCTCGTTGATGCAGGACATGAGGTTTTCTTTTATGGATCAGAGGGGAGCGATGTAGCAGAGTATTGCAACTCAGATAGGCTTCACTTTATCCAAACACACACTCTTGATGATATCCGGAAAGACTATGGGGATGGAGACAATAGGTTTGAGCTTGGATACAACTGGACAACACAAGACTTCCGTCATGACTTCAATGCAGATCCAAAACTATCCACACTCAAATTCTACAAGTCGTGCATAGACTACATAAACGCCAATAAGAAGCCAGACGACTTCCTACTGTGTACGCAAGGGAACTACCATAAGCCTATTGCAGACATGGTACAACTCTTTTTGACCTGTGAGTCAGGTATTGGATATAGAGGGTCGTGCGCGTCAATGTACAGGTCGTTTGAGAGTCCGTATATTCAGAACTTCACCTATGGATCAGAACATCCACTACAGTCTATCAACGGATCCTACTACGATAGAGTGATACCGAACTATTTTGATGAGAACGATATCACGTTCAAGGAAAAGAAACAGGACTACTACTTATTCATAGGTCGTGTGATACGGCGTAAAGGGATCATGACCGCATACTTGGCTACCAAGGCTCTTGGAAAGAAGCTCATTATCGCAGGACAGGGCGCATACATTGATGAACGTGGATATCTTGTGGATAATGACCCTCGTGAGTTTGAGATCCCACCGGATAGCGATTGGGAATACATAGGCTATGCAGATGTGGATAAAAGAAAAGAACTCATGGCAAACGCTATTGCTACGTTCACGCCTACCGAATACTTGGAGTGCTTCGCAGGTACGCACGTAGAGTCTATGCTTTCCGGAACGCCACCAATAACGACTGATTTTGGGGTGTTTCCCTACACTATCCCCAACTTGGTGAATGGAAAAGTAGGGTTTAGATGTAACACCCTACAGGACTTTGTGGATGCGGCAAGGGAAGCAGTACACGCAGATCCACTCGTGATACGGAACTATGCCAATAGATTTCTCATGCAAAATGTTGTCAATGACTATCTCAAGTGGTTTACAGACCTACACAATGTATGGGAGAGCGCGATAGACAATTCAAAAAAGGGTTGGAGTAGAGTAGAATAATAGTATATGGCAAAACAAGTTATCCCTATCAAAGACTTTGCGTTAGGTGGAATGTCAGATGGTAAATTCTCAGGAGTAAAAAATTCAGTCTATAAACTTGTTGGCTTTGATCTACACTCAACACCACGGCTACTCAAGGTTCGCCAGAAGCTAACAAAACTCGCGACCATTGATGAGTATTGCAAAGTGATACTCCCCTGTTCAAACGGTAATACATACTTCTTTAGCTCAGTATCCGGAAAGATATGGAAACGAACCAGTGGAGGGACGATATCTATTGAGGCTACGTTTGCAACACAAGCTCCATACGGTACGTCAGTCATCGTATCGGCGTATGAGTTTAACAACACCATATACTATGCTACTGAAAACAGACTCTACGGTACACCAGTAAGCGCACCGGACTTTACCTATGCGTACATGGAATACTACTCACTTGATGGAATGATCCTCATGGATATTCTACTCAATAACGATCTACTCTATACCCTACCTACCTCTCTCAGTGAAGCCGCCGCAGATAAGTATACGTTTGTCGCAACTGAAAAAAATCTTGTATCGGTTGGGTTTGCACGTCACGCCAAGGGTATAGGTAACTGGACAGCAGTAGTCCACGATGCAGGAAATACAGAAATAGCCACAGTCACGGTAGCAAACGCGTCTGTCGCTTCATCAGACTCAGGATGGTTTTATAACTTCAAGTTTGCTTCTACTGTACAACTTGAGGTTGGAGCTACCTATCACGTTCACCTTTATGTATCTACCGGAACCTCACAAATTCACACGCAAGTCGCGTCAACACTCGCAAGTGGTGGAGTGAATATCCATACAACTAGTGGGACGTATCATCCGATGATTGAGCAGAACCAAACGCTCTATATCGGTGATAAAAACTACGTTCATCAGCTTGATGATGAGTATGTATTCACTCGTAAAGCACTTGATCTACCAGAGTTATAC